CACATTATAATCAACAACTTACTTCATTTGTGCCAACTGTGGCAACCTTTGTATAGACCTTTTTTTAACAAGTTGGCACACATAAACACATTATAATCAACAACTTACTTCATTTGTGCCAACTGTGGCAACCTTTGTATAGACCTTTTTTTAACAAGTTGGCACACATAAACACATTATAATCAACAACTTACTTCATTTGTGCCAACTGTGGCAACCTTTGTATAGACCTTTTTTTAACAAGTTGGCACACATAAACACATTATAATCAACAACTTACTTCATTTGTGCCAACTGTGCCAACTTTTTTAGTGTTTTTATATATACCCCTGATATATGAATGCACTATACTGTTACACCTATACTATATATATATATTATATACCCTTTTATAAAGAGAAGTTGTCACAGTTGGCACAATCATATATAACTTATTCATTTTCAGATATTTATCCTGTGCCAACTTAGTGCTAAAAAGTTGGCACAAAGGTTGGCACAGTTGGCACAGTTAAAACGGTAAATCATCTGCAATTTTTTTACTTTTTATCTCATCAATGTCTTTGTTTTCAGTATCAGTATCAAAAAAATCACTAACTTCTTTAAGCCAAAAACCTCTTATTTGACAGCCATCTATTCTTTGCCTGTCAACTACATAACCTATATTTTTTAAAGAGATACTAAGCTTCTGTTGACTTAATCGAACGCCTGTTTTCTTTTCAATTATTGATCTAATTTCAGATGAACTTAAAAATTTCGCTCTAAATTCATTTATGTCTGCTTTCCTAAAATATTTTAAAGGCAATTCCATTTCAGGTGCAACTTGTCTGGAATCAAAACAAACTTCATTTAGTCTTTCAATATCATTTTTACTTAAAAACCATCCTTTTTGATTTTTTCTATACTTCCAATAAATTTCTATTAATAATGCTGTTTTATCAATTTCATTATATTTTTTTTCATCAATGTTATTTACCTGAATAGGAATAATTCTTCTATTTCCTGTCAAATCATTAATAACATGTTCATCATTTGACGTCCCACAAAGAACAGCAAGTCTTTGCATATCTTCAAAATAACGCTGGTATGGCATTCTTACGCTAAATTTATCAGTTGATATTAATTCCTTAAACTTCTTTTCATCTTGTTTAGATTTGCCGCCAAACTCATCGTCCATAATAATCCATTTGGAACACATTAGCTTCGCAACGTCTGCTTCCTTACCATCTAATTTATTTTGAACAAATAACCATCTTAAAGGCTCAGGCAATAAATCTCTGAAAAAATTAGTTTTGCCTGTTCCCTGTTCTTGTCCTGTGAATACTAAACATAAAATACTATATGTTCCGTGCGCACTAGCTATTAATGATAATAACCATTTTTCTAAAAAATAATAAACAAAATCAGAATCTTTATAACTTAAATTTGAATCAATACATTCAGATAACTTTTTTATATTACCTTCTGTTTTTAAGCCTTTGTTTTTATCAAACCATTCTAATATTGGATTGTATCTAGGGGTAAAATCTGAATGAATTAAATCATAAACTTTTTCTTTTGTAACTTTATTAGAAACAATCCTGAAAGCTTTTAGATATATTGAATTAAAAATATAATCATTTGTTGGAAGATTATTAATCTCGACAATGTTTGTAATTTCGTTTAATCTGAAATTATAATTAGATTTTAAAAATACTTCAATGTCATGCAATAAACTTTCATCTTCTTTTAATTCTGATAAAGGTATTTTCCATATCTGATCTAAAACATCATCAACATCATTGCCAGAAATATTTTCAAACTCTTCTAAATATTGTTTCGCATCAGATTTGCCATTCACAATTGAACCGGAACTGTCAGTCTCTTCTTGTTTTCTTCTGATTTTTGCTATTGTTTTTATTTTAGAAGTACGTTCTGAAACTAAATTACACCCTGCTAATTTAGCATAATAGAAAAACGATTTAATTGAGGCTGATCCGTTTTTTGTTTCTTCAGAAGATAAGCAACGATCATATTGTTTGTCAACATTAATTTTTTGTTTGCCAGAATAATATGAAGAAATAATTTTAAAATAAATCCTTCCAGCTTCGCCAAACTTAGCAGCTAAACCGAACCCAATTCTTAACCAGGAGTAATAATCGGGCGCAATATTAACAGCCCTTTCTTTTATTTGATTAATAATATAATCAACATCATTACTGCTAAATATATGGTGAGCGTAAATATTTTTATTATTATTTTTATTTTTCTTTTCAAATATTTTCCATACTTCAGCAGCTAAATTTAAATAACAGTCAGGGTCATAACTAACAAATCTTAAACGAGAAACATTTGAACAGGACATATCACAAACAACCCCGTAATCATTTGAAAGCATCTTTGTAATAGCTTCAAATGATTCAGTGTGTTTTGCTTTATTTATCTTAAAATAAACAGCAAGCCCTTTGCCTCTTAAACTATGATGGATAGCAAATATTTCAGGAACTTCTTTTAATTCATTCTTAATATCATTAATATTTCTATACTGATCCTTGTCGTCAATATCTATAACAATTAAACCGGAATGAATTACTAAACTTGAATCCGATCTTCCATTGAATAAACCTGAAGCGGTAACAGCCGGAACGGATTTCTTTTTATATTCCTGTTGTTTTGTATTATCTTCAATGGCCCTGCATTTCAGCACTACATCTTGCCATTTTCCTTCGGTTATTCCTTTAAAATACTCTGTTAATGTTAATTGATTTTGTTTTTGTATTAGCACATTCGGAAAAATGCTAATCTTTTGGAGTTCTATTTTCATAAAAAAAGTTTAAAGAAAGGGTTATCAATTTACAAAAATTAATCGGTATTTTCTTTTAAAATTCTAAATTTATTACAATCATCATTAAGCATAATTCTAAATTTAGGATTCTCAACAAACTTCCAAAACTCGTAAAAATATTCTGATGGAATAATATCAATATTAATCCAACCCATTTGCTTTTTAGAAAGCTCAATAAATGTTAAAACTTTATTATATCCGTTTTGTCTGGAATTAAAAATCTCAATTACTTTATCTTTAAATTTATCTGATTTCAGTTCTTGTAAACTTATATTCATTATAGTACATTCTATAATTATAACAAGCTCATCAAGAGATTTTTTCAATTCTTCTTTTGTAAACTCGTTATAATTATCACATATTTTTTCAATACATTTGTTTATTTCGCTCATCTTAAAGCAATCATTTGAACAGCAAATATATAAATTAACATTGGCAATAATATGCCAAAGAAAAAAGCTACCCAGTTTTGACGCCAAAATTTCCAAATACTTTGCCGTCTTAAATGTTTTCTATTGCTTTTTTCTTCGCTCCGGCTGCCAGCCTTTATTCCTAATTCAAAAAATGATTTTCCATAATAATAGATGTTAATAATAATTTCTATTATTGCACCAGTCAAGGCAAGCTCTTCTTTTTTTATTAAAACAAAAGCAAGAATTGCAGCAGAAATAAGGCCGCAAAAAATTACTGATTGAAAAGTTTTAAGACTTCCTTCCAGTTGACTAAAAGATTGAAAAACAAACCAGGTATGGATTGTCTGGCTTACAATTGTTAAAATTGTAAGCACTAAAAAAAAGTTGTACATGTTAAGTAAATTCATAATTATTTAGTTTTAGTTATTATAATTCACATAAATAAATTTTTTGTTATCAATTTTTATTCCTTTTAATTTACCTGAATCAAAAGCATTATATATACTTTTCAGACAACGTTTATTATCTATAAGTTCATAGTATTTTTCTGGTGACACAGGAACTAAATATTCATTTACAATTTCTTGTAAAATAAAATGTAATTCTTCATTAGACTTGTTGTTTAAATAATTGTATATTGCCTCTGTATCTATCATTATTACTAACTTTTAAAGTTTTACAAAATCTTGTATTGCGTATATCCGCTTGTTAGGCACAATTTATGAAATGGTAATCGGTTCTATAATAACCGTTGCACCATAACTTGCAAAATCAGTTGCTGTATATGTGCCATCTTTTCGTTCTCTAAGTTCTGTTTCTTTATGAAAGAATCTTGTTTTGATGTAGTTGATTGCAACTGATTTTGCTTCATCTAAATCAAACTTATAACCTAATTCTTCAAATACCATTTCATCTGGGTCTCTGGTTGTGTCTGCCAGATTTCGTTTTGTGTAAATTCTATATGTCATAATAAACTGTGCCTAACAATGTGTATAAGCAATAGCTGTTAGGCGTTTTAACTATTGCAGTTGTTTAATATTTAATTTTGTTTTTCTTTGTTTGGTTCGTGTAGGCTACTGCTCATACACTCAACGTTAGCGGTCATTGCCGTGAAACATTATCAACTTATCAAGTAAATCGTTTATGAATCTTAAACCGCCTCTTGTATGATTGTAAGTAGTGTATCCTGTTTTATGTAGCGAGTCTTTCAAGCCTTTTATTTCTTCAACATCTATCAAAGGCAACGAACCGCTAACATGCGGTAATACGGCATTATTTTTTACTACCCATACCGCAAATTTTTGCATATCATAAAAGTCTAACTCTTCATAATCTGCCGAATCCATTAATGGATATGTTTCCTTTATCCATTTTATTAATAAATCATGTCCTGTCATAATATTAAATTTAGTGTTTCAAATCCGTAAAAAATAACGACCGCATACCACCATCCGTTAGCAGTAATATTTTTAAACTGCCACCGCACTCAACGTTCTGCCAAAGCATTTCACTTTTTCACCATCTTTAAAATGATTTGCTTTTTCAAGTAATTCATTCATAATGTCGTTAATGTTGAAATGATGTGAGAAACCCATCTCTATTTTATAGTCGCCATTTCTATCAATATTACAACCCATTGCTTTTTCTACACTTTCCGTAATCAACTCACGATAAAAATCTTTATTAATTTTTAAATCCTTTACTAAAATATGGGTTGTAAACTTCCTGCTTTGAATACCACACATCGCTACTTCTGATGGGTTTCCATTCCCTAATTGAAATTGCCCAAACATAAGCAAATCATTGTTATCACACCAATGGTAATCAGTTGGTGAGTTGTTTCCTTTTTCTCTTGTTTCTGCTACAAATACTTTCATTTTATATTTTTATTTGTTATTAAATCCTGCGCTCAAAAAGTTTAAAAATACATACTGCTAACACGTGGTATAGTTCAGTTTCGTTCCTCAACCGAAACCATACCACCATCCGTTGTAGGTAATAAAAGCCTACTACTTACGTGCATCAATTTTAGCTTTGAGTTCTTTTTTACGCCTGTCAAAATATGCTTTTACTTTCGGGTCATTTTTACTTGTCCAGTACCCACAAAAGCTGTTTGTACTAAAATTCTGCAAATGGTGTCCACAAGTGGTTAATTTTTCACCTTTATCTGCATTGCTCCATTGGCAATTCATACAGCTTTTACCTTCTGGTTTCATTATGTTGTCAAGCTGTCTAATTTCGTTTTCTTCTTCTGTCCAAATCATATTTTTAAATTTAGTGGTTATTTGACCGCAGGCTTTTACATACCTACAACACTAAATAAACCACATTAAAACGATGGTTTATTATTTACGTTGTAGCACATTAAAACGATGCTACAACATGGTATATAATCCATGCTTTCGTTTGTAGCTCGTTTCATCGTTTGTGCTAATTTGACCATAATTAAATTTTACTTAGTTTATTCTCAGGCTGAAAATCATATTTATGTCCAATATTTTCTAATTGATATTCCCATCCATCAGCACCCCACCGCACATTCAAAATTTTAGGGTTGTGTATATAACCCCCATTCCATTTCAACTTAAATTCTTCTTCATTACTAAATTTAGGCCATTTGTCTGGTTTTGGAATTTCTGTGAAGTTAAGTTCACCTTTTGCCATCTCAGGGTTGAAATAATTTTTATTGTATAATTTATCAATTTGTTCTAATGCCCATTTATCATCACGCCCTTCCCGCATTTCAAAATCAAACAAATGAGTTTTACCCCAAAAACATCTATGTGTAAGTATCTGTATCATAAAATTTAATTATTACTATGTACCTCGTTCGATTGTCCGTAGTTTATTCTGCACGGCTCATATACCTGTCCGTTACCAACCATGCAGGAATCAAAGTTCATGAGGGTAGGTAATATCATTCATCATATCTTCTTCACCAAGGCCGTTTTCTACCATAAAGTTTAGTAGTTTATTATCGGCTTCAAGTTTCTTTATCTTAAGCAGTAAAGCACGGTTGGTAACACTTTGTAAAGGTAATGCTGCGTTCTCGTCCGAACATTGCGCCAACCCACGCTCTATTGCTGTTAAGCTATTTTGGCTTAAGTTATGTAAGCTTTCACTACCTTTTACTACATCTTTTAAGTCCATATTTTCAAGCATCCAATCAATTGTGCCTTTTATGTAAATCAAATCTTCTTTGTCAAATTCTAATGCCATCGCTCGGTTATTTAAAGTTTATCACTCGTTTTATCTGTTGTGCAAATTTGGTAGGCAGCACATACCCTTACAATTTATCGTTATAAACAAATAAAATTATTTCCATTAATCCCAAATTTTTGCTTTTAATATTCCAAATTCGTTTTTTGATTCATCACTGTAACCACCATAAAAACCTGTTTTTTTAGCGTCAGCAATTTTCAAAAGTAAATTTTTCAACTGTTTTTCCTTTTTTATAATATCTTTTTTTGAAAATTCATAAATAGTAACATTGTAAGGAATAACTTTTTCGCATGAAATCCAAAAATAAGCTTCTAATTCATTTATTAAACCAGCTTCTTTGCATCCCCAAATTTGTAATAATGCCTGAATCCAATATTTTAGTTTATTAACATCATTACAAAATGAGTGAGGCGATCCATCTCTAGTCGTTTTAATATCAAGCAAAACACTTTTATTAAACTTACTTGCATCAGGTCTGGTTTTTAATTTTAATCCAGTTTCTTTATCAGTCCAAAAAATTGATACTTGTTTCTCAATATTTTTTAAAAGTTTACTTGATACTGATTCGCTGTTAAAAGATTCAATCATTTGTAATATTGTTTCAAAACTTTCAGTACCGTCTTTTTCAATAATATATTTATCAACATTATCTTCATAAAAAAGTTCTTTAGATTCTTTATAGAATTTTGACATCGTTGGAACTTTTAAATCCGGTTTATTTTTTAAAGCTTCATCAATATATTTCTGAGAATCAAAAACAGCTATTTTGCCACCTGCTTTAAACTGTTCGGGTTCGAGCAAAGCCATTTCAAAAGCGTTCCCAAAATCAAAATGAGAACCTACTTTTTCAGGGAGTTTGCCATCAATATAATATTTAAATTCTTTTAGTGATTTATCAGCTATTAAAATAGCTGAAGCACTTAAATATTCATTCCATTTATCAGAATGATATTCATCTATTGACATATTGTCAAAAATTTGCACGTTGTTTTTCATTTTCTATAAGATTTAATTTCAGATTGTAAAACATCAAGATTGTCTTTTATATATGCTTTTAAGTCGCCATAACATTTATTTGCATTATATAACCAGAGCAAATAATCAGCAGGAACATTCGCCAGTTTAAATCCTTTGAACTTACCAAATGGCATTATACTATTATCATTCATCTTTTAAAATATTTTTAAAACGTTCATTATCAAGTAAACTATCATAAGGAAGTAGGCTATTTCTGTTTAAATCTTTACCAAAAACACGCCCTATCTTATCAGCAGCATCACTAATAGCGACACTTTCTGCTTTTGGTGCTGCAATAGCTATTGCATAAGGTTTTATTTTATCAAAACTACTAGCCTTTTCACCTGCTTCAACTTGTATAACAGCAGCACCTGTTCCATCTTGTTTATCGTACCAGTCCTCTTTTTTTCTAGTATGTTTTATTTTTATTAATTCAGTTCTTAAGTTATCATCAGAAGTATTATTAATATCCTCTTGCAGTTCATCAATAATAGGCCTATAAAATAAAGTTATACTTGTTTCAATGCTATTACCAAACATTCTAACATTATTAATCCTGACAAACCAGTCATTAAAAATTTTAGTTAGTAAATATTCGATTTTATCAATAGGCAAATATTCTGAATTTCCTGCAAACTTGTTTGTTTTCAACCAGTCTTTCGGAGGTTGTTGATTTAATAAAACATTCAAGGCTGTTTGTTTTTCTGGCAAATCTAATTCACCAGATATTATTTGTTTTATTGTGGGTAGTTTATTCATAGGATTTATTTATTAAGTTATTTACTGATTTTGAATATCTAATTATTAACCATTTTAAGAGGTCTTTTTTAGTGTTAATTTTCTTAATGAGTTCTGATTCCATTATGAACAAGAACCCTTGTACATAGCCCTTTTTACGTTCATTTATCAATGTAATTTCATAATCTTGTATTATAAAAAAACACTTATTAACCATACTTAGCCAGAAGATATTTTTTTCATTTAGGTTAATATGATTTTTTACGTCAAAAATATCTTTTATCTCAATTCTTTTAAAAGGTTCAAAGATTCTTAAATCTTTCATTTGAGGTTGTTCAGTCCAGTTTTTCATAATATTTCGCTTATAGTTAAAGAAAGGATTTCGATTTTACAATCACTAGTTTCAGGAACATTATGATCACCTTGCGAATTATCAATTGTTGTGTAAGTTTTAGCTTCGACTTTAAACATATCATGTTCAAACTCAATTTCGTTAATCATTTCTGATTTTGCAGCTTCAAGTTCAATCTTGTCATAGATATTTCTTTTTTCTTTGAAATAAATGTCTATAATTTCAGCGCATTCCCTATCAGATTCATTGATTTTGTCAAGTGAAACATGAAGAGTGTATCTTTTTCTGATTGTTTTTAAGAGTTCATCATGTTCAACACTCATAAGAGTGAAGATTAACTCTTTTTGATTTGTCTTGATTAAATTTTTCATAACACCGCTTTTTAAGTTTATAATTTATTGTCTTGTACCCTCAAAAGAGCGTAGCCCGAAAGCATACGCCCTTGCCTCACTAGTATTGCGGTGCTATGTAAGGATATTTAAAGATTTATTTGCTTTATTGATTGTTTTTTGAATTTTTAATATTAATTCATCCGCATTATTAATACTTTTTCTGCTTTTTTGTATTCTTTTTGAAGTTTTCATAACACCGCTTTTTTAATGATTGTTTATTTAATTATACGCTAATGTAATAATAATGTTTCATTATTCCAAACATTATTTAATAAAAAAGCCAGAATTTCTTCTGGCTCTTCTCTGAATTAAACTTTAAATAATTATTATGAAAAAAACTAAACCCTAAACGTATTATTATTTTTCGTTTGGTAACACTGCAAATATTGCATCAATAATTTCATAAACAATAGGTAAAACATCAGGGTATTTTTCAACCAACTGAGTTTTTAATCTTTCTAAACCTTGATTATCAGTTAATGTAATTGCAGGGCCGTCTAAAGCTTCTGCGATTCCTTTTGCTTTAATTAATAAATCGGCTTGTTTTTCTTGTTCTGGTGTTAAAAAACCTTTCCTTTCATCAGACATAATTTTGATTTTAATGTTAATTTTGACTTGAAATATACGAAATATTTTAATGATAAAAAATATTATTGTCCTTTATCTGTTTTAAAATACCCCTTTTTAATATGATCTTTAAAGGCTATGCCTGTTAATAATCCAACAACTGAAATTAAAATTGTTTTATAAGGTTCTGGAATAGGCGTTATTACAAGTAGTGTAATTATGTTTGAGCCGATAATTGTTTTATTTCCATTTAACCGTTTCAATAAATTTTTCATAGCTATTTAAATATTATTTGTGGTTTACCAGTCGAATCAAATCCTAAACTTTTTATTTTTCTTGCAGAATCAGCTTTAATAATTACATTTCCTTTTGATTCTATTTTTTCAAATTGTTTAAACATATTGGCCCGCATAGTCTCTACCTGATATATTGCAGCGTTTCTATACTCATCAACTTCTTTTAGTGCTAATAATTTTAAAGAATCAATATCTTTAATAGTTTTTACTAAAGCATAATAATTAGAATAACAGTCCATTAATTCCTGATTTCTAATATCAAGATTTATTTTACAGTTATTTAATTCTTCTTTTATTTTTTCATTATCTGGATATTCACAGGAAATTAACGCAATGCACGTAATACCCAGCCAAAGAAAAACTTTTTTTGTTTTTTGTTTTTTTTGCATATTTCAGTATAATGTTTAATTTTTTCTACTGTAAATCTTAATAAAAATAATTCAGGAATAACAGTATTTAAAGCTGTTAATGTTGTCTCTCCTATAATGCGATCACCATTAATCCCTAAACATCTTTTTGTTATAATTATAGAAGTTCTTAATCCAGCATTAACAGCAAAATCAAATATTGAAATTGCAATTTCAATATCTCTAATCCTGTCACCATTTAACTTATTCCAGTAATTTTCTCTATAAAATAATTTAACCTGGTTATCGAGGGCCGGACTTGCTGTTATTTCATCTTTATTATCACAAGCATCAATTGTTTTCCAACCAATCCAGTCAGGATTATATTTTCTTGTTATTCCTTTGTATGTTTCACCTCCTAAATCATCGGGGTCGTTAACATAACCACCTTCATTTTTAAGAAGCTTTTCAATTGCAATATCAAAATTATTCATTCCTGTCATTTTTAAAAGGTAAAAAGCATTTTTAAAACCGTCTGTTAATTCAATAGCATCATTAAATAATTGTGTGTTCATTTTTTTATTTCAGCAAAATCTCTTTCTAATCTATGTATTTTTTCAGTATTCACAGCCTGATCTTTTATAACAGTATTTAATTTTTCGTTCACATTAATGAGCAAAATTAAACTAAACACTCCAAAAATACTTATAAAACTTAATAATACTGTATTAAGAGTTTTGTAAAAGTCAGGGTTTTTTATTGTAATCATAATCTGAAAGTTAAAAAGTTAGATTGATTCATTTTTTCGCTTCCTATAAATAAAGGAAAATCATTAATTTTTGTTTGAACATATTGAATAATATCATTAGAATATCTTGTCGCCGTTTCTAAATATTTTATGGCAGTCCTTTCTTTTTCTTTTGCAACCTCAAAACTTTGCTGCTGATTATTATTAAACTGTATTGCGCCATGTGTTGACAAATATAAATCACTTTCCCTTAATGCTAATGATAACCACCAATAACAAAGAGTAGGTTTTAATCCATAATATTTAATTGTATTGCCTGAATAATCATAAGTTTCACCATCTCTTAATTTAACATATTTTCCAGCAGCAATATTTTCAAAAAAATCATAATACATTGCATCACCAAGTAAGTCGCGTAAATTTTTTCGCTGAATTTCACTTGCTAAAGTATTAAATCTATCTTCATTGAATTTAGGATCGATTTTCCTATATTCCTGAACATCAGATATTGATATTAAAATACTTTCTGCCATTATAAAGGAGTTTTAACATTCGTTGTGTTCTCTTGTCACATATTTTTTAGGTAGTATTTCAAAAGCCTGAAATGAGCTTGCCCATATACTTGATTGTAATACTTTTTTTAATTCTTTTTCTAATTCTTTTCGATCCGTTTCAGTTGCTGAATTATAATAATTAAAAGCATCTGCAAAAGAAGCTTCATTAAACATTCCTTGCGGTGATATTCCGCTTAAAATAGGAGGCTGATTAAAGGCAGCATAAATATTATATTTTGCCCTTTCGATTTGATTTGTATGTAAAGCATCAATATTACTTCTAGAAGTTGGAGTAAAGAATTTCCAATTAGCTAAATTCTCAGTTGGTAAAACTGAAACAACTCTCACGCCTCCGGCATTAGCTGAACCTTTATCTTTTTGTAATTCTTCTTTTATTTCATCAACATCTTTTTTATCAACAAGATTTGTAGGTATTGCAATAATTCCAGACAAAGAATAATCATTCTGAATATTTGATAAAGAATATAGTTTTACTTCTGCTTCAAGTTGTGCATCATCAAGAACAGAATCCCAGTTACATACACAGTAATAATCTTCAATGTTAGGTATAGAATAAAGGATTTGTCCTTTGTAGTTTTCTATGCCTCCGCATTCATTAATTTCTTTTATAACATTTTTAGGATTAAATGGATAATATTCTTCTTCTTCTTTTCGCCTTCTGTATCTTCGCGCCCAATCAGGATTAATAACAATTTTATCTAAATTTTTACTCCACCTTGCAAACTCAAAATTAACAGTATTAATCTCAGTTATTTGTCCTAATAAATTATAATTAAAATGTAAAACATAACCATCAAATAAGGCTTTTTGCTTAGAACAAAACTTTAATATATCCCAAATTGTATTCCCCTCTTTATTAACTATAATTTCATTTCCTTGAACACCTTCACCAATAATAAATTCGCTAAGTTTTTTAATAGCACTTTTTGTTGTTCCCGACCTTTGCGCAATAGACTTAATTTTATTTGGATAAAGATTATCAATATCATAAGGAATTATTCTATCAGCAGGATAAGCAACGTTAACATATAACCTTTCAACAAAAAGAGTTCGTTGTATAGTATTAACGGCGACTTTAATGTCACCGTCAAATAAAAACTTTTCTCTTTTCCCTGTTATAGAATGATTATTTAATAAGTCACTCATAATTATTCAAAATAATAGCTGGAAACTCCTTTATTTTTTATTAAATTTTCAATTGATTTAGGAACAGGAACGCCCTCTACTAAAAGAGCTATTTCATTATTTATTGCAGCCCTCACTGTTTTGTTCGGAACTTTGCCTGAACACTTTTTTATCTCAGTTTCTAAATCAAGCAATTCATTTTTATTCGCATCTTTTAATTTTACGCCTGATAATTCAAGGAATTTTAAAGATGTATATCTATCATATTTTCCTTGTTCGACCGCTTGTTTTTCTTTGACTGGTTGTTTCGGAACTGGATTCGCTGTCGATTTCTGAACTGGCTTCTTTTGATTCGATTGTGTCATTTGTATTATTTTTTGGTTTAGACAAATTTAACAATTTTTCTTTAATAAAAGTAGGAAACGAATCAAATTCCACTCGCCTCCCTTTATGAAAGTATATTTTTAACTCAGCCATTATGTTTGCAATAATGTTAATATATCAAAAGTGCTTGCAATAATATCAGGTGCATTAAGTTCAGGAGGATCATTTTCAGGAGTTTTAATAACCACTTGCATCGATCCACCTGTATCAGCATCACCAGGCATCATTTGAAAGTCACTTATTCGCATTCCAACACTACGTCCATAAAGTAAAGACTTACCGGAAGCCAGCGGAATAATAACAGCAACTTTTTGAAATCTGAGTTTTGAAACATTCTCAATACTTAATTGAGAAACGTCAAGAACTCTTATATCAACTTGATGATCGAAACCATCAATAGAGCTTACCGCCCTTAGTGGTGAAGTAGGTATAATCTGTGCCGAACCTTTTGAAGATTCGAATTTATAAGCATAAGTACCGGAATCAAGAGTAATTGTTTCTATTTCCAAAGATATTTCATCTTCAGTTATAGCACCATTTGATAAATCTTCGTGATTTATCATTAAGGCATAATCCCCGATTCCTCCTTGTACTGTCGAAGCGCAATCAAATGCACTTCCTCTATCTATTTTACAACTCATAATTTAATATTTTAAAAAGTATCGTACATTAGTAATTATACAAGTATCACCAAGCGAACCATCAGCCCAAAGCCTATAATATAAATATTTAGGTGGCGTTTGATAAAGTTCCCTATTTACAGGCGTTGTATTTTCTGCATTTATAGTGTCTATATTGTACCAAGCACCTGCTTTATAACAACCCTGCAAAATAAAATCAGCCGTGTCGTGGTCGGTTGTAAATGTAAATCCGGCAATCCCTTGATAAATATGTGATTGTTTAGTGCCTGTAAAATAGACATTTTCATCTCCGTGAGTAGTATCACTGGTAAATACCTGATTTGCTGCCTGCCCTTGTACTTTAACAAAGGCAAGCGCAAAGATTAATATTATCAGGATATTTTTCATCTTTTATAAATAAATAATTGGTTACTAAAAAAGGCAGTGTCTGAAATTTCATAGGCACGAAGGACTGTTCTATATCGTAAATATTCCGCAGGATTATCTACAAGATGTTGATTCGCTGAAGTAGTACCTTGAATAAATGTTGTTGTACTTAAAGTCTGATAAGTAGTCCACGTATCGTTACTACCCTGAAAATCAATATATATAGTGTCATCAGCCGCGTTTCCAGTCACAGTATAATCCCATGTTACGATCCCATTGTAAGGAACATTAACACTTGAAGTGTTTGTAACAGTGTCACCGTTAACAGTATCGTTATAAAATATTTGATACCCTTGTTGTGCGCTTAATGCCGATACTATAAAGGCAAATAAGCATATAATAAATAATTTTTTCATCTTATGAAGGTGTATAAAGTAATAATTCTTCAGCAACTCGATAATTTGCATCAGCAAGAAAATCTAATCTCAAGAACCATTGACGTGAATTATTTGCAACTTTGTCAACAACAACACTTTCAGAATCAGGGTCAACCCAAACACCTAAGTTTAGATTTGAATTATCATCATTTGTTGTTTTTGCACCGATTATATGATGGCGTGTTAATCCTTGGAAATGCTTAATCCTTTTCATTTGATACATTTCTTCCATTCCCATTCCAAAAACGCCAACAAAAGCTTCTTTTAATTTTGTGTTAGCAGCTTGCATTGTTTTCCAGTCAGTTGTATTGAAATGCAATACAAAATCAGGATCGTCAATAAATTTATCAGGAATAGCAGCCCAACAAGCAGCCAAAATATCTGCGAAATTCTGAGCAGTAATATTACCTGCTGGTGTAGGTTTAATAACATTTGCATCTAAAATGGCGCGTGTTATAATTCCGTTAAATTTATTCATTGCATTTGCTGCACCCAAAGTTGTATCACCTTGCCAGAATAATTTTGACATTTGTGTGCCAATACCACTTTTATAAAGGTCAAGTATTGCATTTAACAACTGTGCATTAAGTTCAAGATTTGTAAAGTCACCGACAGATTTCCACATTTCCCAAATATCTTTAAAGGTAGTTGGTAAAAATGTTTCGTAAACTGTCATGGTTTTCATTACAAGATCCCTTTCAGCATAAGTAGTTGTCGCCGTTTCTACACCAGGCACGCCAGCAGCATAATCACCAATAGGATTTTCTGTTTGTGACAACCTTGGCAAAGCATCTTTCGTGCTTATATCTGTTATAAGCTTTGCAGCCCCCTTTTCAATAACCTCGTTACCTACTCCGGTTACAACATAGAGATTTTTTAAAGTCTCACCGTTATAATTTGTGTTTGATAAAGTTAGTGCCATTTTAATTAAGCTTTTCGAGATGCTACAATATTTTCACGTATTTTTCCAGTGATTTCATTCACTGAAGCGGTAACTGATTTAGGTTTTTCTTTAGATGAATCTAAAGTACCCTTAGCAGGTTTATGCTGACTGGAAATTTTGCCTAGTTTTTCATCAAATTCGGCTCTAATTTTTCCAATTTCGTCAACAACAACTTTAGTAACTGAAGCAATAAGAGCCTCAGTGTCAACAACAGCCTCAGGAGCAGCAACATCTTCCACCAATGTTATCTTTTGAACTCCATTTTCGTCTGTCATTATAGAAATTTTCCTTCCATCAGCAAGTTCGTATTCACCATCTTCAAGTGATAAAGCACCAACAGGGGCAACTTCAACACCTTCAGCAAGCGTTTCTGCATTTGCCAAAAATTGCCCGTCTTTTAGGGCGTGAACAAAAACCTGATCTGCAGGCTTGTCCTTTTTACTAAAAATGTTTTTCATTTTTGTTTCTAATTTAATTATTAATTGTTTGTTAATTGCTTTTTCAAGTAATATCTTGTCCTTATATGAAATATAAGCTGCTATTTTCATATTTGAAGGAATTATTTTATCAATAAAACCGTAATTTTTAGCTTCATCAGGTGAAAGCCAATCTTCTTTTCTCATTAATGAGATTATTTCACTTTCAGAAAGTCCTGTTTTATCTTTATAAATCTTAACCATAATAGCATCATTCTTCATTAAGTCCGATGCGGTTTTTTGAAAATCGTAAGTATTACCCTCTATTTTAGCAGAACTATTATGAATTAAAAATAAAGAATTATCAAGCATTGTAATTTCATCACATGCAGTGGCAATTACAGTTCCAGCACTTGCAGTAAAACCGACAAGATTCGCGATCGTTTTTCCAGAATGAGACTTGATATAATTGTATATTATTATAGCTTCATTAAGAGAACCGCCAAAAGTAGAAATATTAAATGTAATGTCCTGACCTTTATTGTTATTTAAAAATGTTTTTATAGAATCCGCTGTAATAGATTCACCTACATTTCCATTTAATTCAAGTTCTTTCATGTTTGAAAATTATAAATAAAAAATTCCCTATCAAAGTAATTAATAAGTATGATGTAATGATTGCAGTAATTATTTTTTTAAATCGTTAAAAATTGTTCGCTCAGATACGCAAAAAATTGTTTGCAAAGCATTAATAACATCTGATGTATTGCGACAATTTTCTAAACCATTAGCTAAAAATCTCAACTGCTTTGCTGCTAATTTATTATTTTTTAATGCTAACTGACAAAATTTTGCCCTGTCTTTTATGTATTTATCTCTTTGCATTATACAGTACCAGCTTGTTTAACATTATTATAATCTGTTAAACCAGTTTCAATATCACTAACTTTAACAATTATCGGCGTTTGGCGAAGGCTATTCTGAATTGATTTTTCAATGTTTATTGTAGAAACTTCGCCACCATCTTGTAAATGTGATGATGGCTTGCTTGAAAAACTACGCCCTCCGTGACTTTCATTTATTGTGCTTAATGCTGAAATTTCTGAGCTGGCATCTTTATTTAATACGAACATAGCCTCGCCTTTTTCAGTATTAAAAACCGAACCATCAGTTCCAAAAAAACTCGTGCCTCCTTGTGAATGAGGCTTGCCACCTATAACGCCACCTTTTGCAAATACTTGATCGCTTGTGAAGTTCGGCTCTTTTTTAGAAGCTATTGCTGCAATTTGCGCGCCTCCTAAAATTCCTGACAATATAGAAAGCGGAATATTTGGCAATGATTTTGCAATAGCCAAGGCCGTAGCTATTCCGGCATCTATTGAGGCTTTCAATTTATCTTCTCTAAACTGTTTTCTTTTTAATTCAACAGCTTTTTTATTATATTTCCTGTTTATATCTTCTTGTAATGCAACGTTATCACCTGCTAGTTCGATTTCTTTTGCTCTTTTAACTTCCAAATCTGAAAGTTCATTTTCGTAACCTTTAGTAATAAGACTAGTCAATCCCTTGGCTGCCGAACCTATTTGAATAAAGGCATCTTTTGACGATTTTATTTCTTTGAAATTTATCGTTGAAATTTTAGAAAAAGCATCGGACATAACTGTCACTCTTTTATCAGCCATTCCTTCAGCAGCACCGATAATTTGCTGCATTGAATTAAAAGATTCTTGTAATGCCTGTTCTCTTTGCGCTTTTATATTTGCCTGGTATTCAGCTTCAATAACTTCCAACCTTGCTCTATGTTCGATTTCAGCAAGTTCAATTTCTTCATCAAGTATTCCTTTTTGTTCAAGCTTTAACTCTAAATCTTGATTTGCATTTTCAATTTGTACGCTCCTTTTTTCTTCATAATTTTTTGCATCAGCTTCAAGTTCTTGCTGTTTTAATTCAGCAAGTTTAGTAATGGCAATGCCTCTTCTTTTTAAAATTTCTGCTTGCGCTTTTTCATCTTCTAAATTTGCACCTGTGCTTGCTTCACCTTGTTTTTTTATTTCATTATTAATTTCCTTTTGTGCTGCCGATAATTGAGAAGTTAAAGACATCCTTTTTGTCGCATTTTCGCGCTGAACTCTATACATGTCAGCTTCAAGTTGAGCTTGTTCATTTAAATCTTCTTTAGTGGAATTGCTCAAAGCATTTTGTTGTTTCTTTAATTCAAATTTTTCTTTAGTTATTTTAAAATTAGTATCAAGAATCAATAATTCCGTATCAAGAGCCTCTTGTAAAAACTTTACCCTTTCTTCAGCACTATATTGTTCTTTATTAACAGCCTTTACCCTAGCTTCTGCAATTTGAGCTTCCAATTTTTCTCTTTCAACTAAAAATTTACGCTGAACTAAATCCAGAGCAGCTTGTCTGTCAGCTAACATTTTAGCAATGGCAATTTCACGCTTCATTTCATCAGTTAATTCACCCATTTTATTTTTAGCTTTATCAATGGTATTTAAGACACCTGTTTGAAAATCAACAAATGAACTTCCTAAATCTTTAAATCCATCCTTCCAATCTTTTGAAAAAATCTTCGCAATAGCACCACCCATATTTTTCAAAGCTTCTAATCTGTTTTTTATTTGCCTATCTATTAAATCACCAAGTTCTTTTATGGCTTCTTTTGGTGAATTAAAAGCATCTACCAAAGTTTTACCGAATTTTTGTACAATATCACTAAGATTGCCTATAATTGTTTTAAAAACTAACATCACTTTATTAAGCGCGTTTTGTCCCTCCTCACTTCCTTTGAAATATTTTATTAAAGCTCCTAGTGCCAAACCTAAAACAGCAATAATTGCACCTATTCCAGTGGCAATAAACGCAATGGCTGCTTTTGTCATTCCTACAATACCGCTAATAATTCCACCCATTGGCCCAGGAATAGTTTGTAAATTATTACCAAATTTTGAAAATGCACCTGATGTTTTTCCAGTTTCAGTTTTTGCTGCTTTTAAACTTCCTTTTAACTCATTTATTTTATCATTATTCCTTTTTAACTCATCAGTTCCTTTTTTTGTGGTTAGATTTAACTTACTGTTTTGTATTTCAAGCTGTTTTATATTTGCTTTAAGTTCATTGACACTACCTTTCTCAGCATTTAATAATTGAACAGTGGATTTTCTTTCTGTATTTGCCTTGCTTGAAACTTGTTTGCTTTTTTCAATTTCCGTGCTATATTCTTTTTGAGATATAGTTCCCTTTTCAAGTTCGTCTTTCAACTTTGCTTGCATTACTTTTTCGCCTTCAATAGTTGAAGTTAAATTCTCAACACTTTTAACGGCTTCGTCAGTGTCATATTCAATTTTTACTATTACGGTTTTATCTGCCATAGTTTAAGTATTTAATGCCCTGCCATATTCTAAAAGTTTTACCTTCGTTGGTATATCAGGAATAAAATTAGAAATTTCAGTTACTATAAAAACAGTTTTAAAATAATCAATATATATTAATTGCTTTTCGTGCCATGCCAGAACATCTAACTTTTTTAAGTTAAAACTTGCTGTTAACATTCGAACCCTTGAAAGCGCACCAAACAAATTTTTATAATATTGATTGATTAATGTAATCCAGTGTAAATTGTCAAACACAAGCCTATCATCTTCTATTAAAAAAACTCTTTTATTAATTTCACGATCAATAACTCTACTTTCATCATTATATATTTCAACTTGCGCTATTAAATTACTATCAACAATAATGTCAATTGAAGAACCAAAATTTATGACTATATAATCACCTTCATCTTTTAATGATTCGTTATCAGTGAAAAAATAACTTTCACCATAACTATACGCTACTGTAATATCATTTTCATAACGACAAATATTTTTTTTATATAATCTTGAATAATTATTTTTTATTTGTTCAGATCCAATTACAAACTTTTCAGACCAGTTAACAGAACTTATTTTATTAAGATTTGAAAAACTACCGAATGAAAATGTTTTGTTTTTAATATTAATTATAGGATATTTATTAAATAAAATACAAATTAACCTATATAAATCTAAATAAGTCAAATCATCAGAAAGGTTATCATAAACTTTTATATAACTATCTAAAAAAGGATTCGTTGATAAGTCTGCATTATTTTCATCAACAATCTTATAAATCAAAACATCATCAAATGTAACTGAGCCAGTGCCGACAAGTGTGAAAGTTGTTGTCATTTCTTGCACTCCGTCATATATTTCACTTGTTACATAATCAAGAAAACCATTTTCAGGCAATTTAATTTTATTATAAATAGGCTTTGAGCTTGTCTGATCGATAGAATATATTTGCAAATAGATATTTTCACTTGATGTGAAAGTCCCTCTTATCCTGTAATTATGTTTCTGAATGCCTTTTACACTTCCATTAAGAGCAGTTACGGAAGCTGTTTTAAAATCGTATGTATCCCAGCCTGTTATTGCAAGAGTTCCCGAAGGATTAAAAGTCACATCAGAAAAAGATTTCTGATAATCTGTAAAATAAAACTGCTTATGATTGCTTGATATTGCTAAGTATTCGTCTGGTTCAATAAATGTATAACCCTCCGCATCAAGCGCACGTTTAAGCAAGGCATTAACATTGAACTGAGGGCGGCTATATTTACATCTGTTGTCTCCTGTTGTTTGATCTGTTTTGGTTATACTTGGATATGTATGACAACACATTTTGCCCCAAATCCAACAATTGTCTGAATCGTATGTATCTTGTGCATCAATTGCAGCCTGTGTTAAAATCGTGTCGTTATCATCCCAGTTAACAGCATTTAATTTTTTATTTAAAGCATTAAAAACGGCTTTTGAGTTATCAATTAACTGAAATGAAATAGTATTTTTGTCCGCACTGGTTAAAGTTCCATATCCTTTAAATATTAAAAATACATCATATAATTCAGCATCGAAATACTTATTAAAACTTTTGTTATTAGTTCCTATTCCTAACGGACTGTTAAATACCCGCCTGTTTTTTGCAGTATCAGGAAGGATAAATTTATTTGTATAATCAATAAAACGAGCTGAAGGGTTATTTATGTCAATAGATTTTTTTGTAATAGCAGGAGTGCTATTACCAATGTCAACTATTTGTCCATTTATTCTTAATTCCATTTTGCAAGGTCACTTTGAATTAATTTTATTTCTACTTCATAACGACCATCTAATAACCTATAACGATATGTGTTCGCTTCTGGTGCATATCGTTCAATCGTATCGTCTTTTTTTAATCTTGTTACAAATTTATTTGAAAATATTTGTAATATAATATTTAAATCCGACAAGCTTAAATCATCAGCAAATAATGTGATACTTCTGTTTTCACTTGAAATTAATGCCTCAGTTTTGGCCTCATCTTCTGTATTAATTATTTCATTGTTAATTTTTCGTTCAATCTCAGCATCATAAAACATATATATGTAATCAGAACCATCCCTTCCGATCCACCTTAACAAATATTCAAAATCTTCATAATCTGAATTTTGTATGCTTTTAGTTCTTATAAGTTCAAATATTCTACCCATAGTTTAAGCTGTTACGTAAGAAATGCCAATATTTTTTAAAGATTCTGCTACATCAATAGTGTCAATAAGAATATAAATAGTACCATCACTATTAATACAAATAGTGTTTACATCCCCTGTCAATGGACTTCTAACCCCACAATTAACTCCTGCAATTGGGCGTAAATTAGCTGTTAATGTATAAGTTGCTAATGAAAACCCAACTTTAACACCACTAACATTAAAAATTCCTGTCACACATTTACCTATACGATATAAAGTTAAATACCCGTATGTAGTTGATCCGACTATTAATGCTTGTGCAACTAAAGATGTTCTGTATAATGAATCAGTAAATATTTTTAATTGAGATGGAGGCACTACATACACATCACTATAATAATTATCTTTGCCAAGCTCTATTTCGTAAGCAGTCGCTTGTTTCGCTATTCCCATTTGAGAAGTTCCCATTTTAGGTATATTAGCAGGGACAACTGCCCTTGATGTATCAGTCAAATGATTAGTTTCAGCTTCAGTAGCAATTTCTATTAATCCTTTTTGAGATGATGTTGATAGTGGAATACGCCCTGGAGTTACTATTTTATTTGTTGCAGATAAAGAATTACATTCAGCAACCGTCCCAGTTTCCAAAACACCTTCTCTTGTATCAGTTGCGGTTATTGGACTTTTTACCCATGCTTTTGCATAATAACTCGTTGATTTTCTTACAATCTCATATAAAACTTTGCTTTGTGCATTCGCATTTTCTGGTACTGGCGTTACATCAGTAACACCTACAAAAGTAACAGCTTGTCCTGATGTTTTGGTTATAAGTAAATATTTTACTTCACCATCTTCAATGCCTGATAGTGTTATATTTAAAACGCCACCTGTCCTTGTTAAATCAATCCTGTCTTTATCAGTAAAATCAAGATTAATATTACTTGTCGTTGAAGTTTGCAGAACCGCGACATCTTCTTTAAATACTAAATTGTCTGCTAGTTCATCATTTAACATTTCTGTTAATATAGCATTCGTAACAATAGGAACGTTTAACGTTAATATGTTACTTTTTACGGTCGTTCTATTTGACATCTTTTTTGTTTTTATTCAGTTAAAAAATCAGGATAAGCGAAATCAGTTTCAGCAAAGTCAAATGAAACATCTACATCGAAATTAAATTCAATATATTTTGTTTGTTCATTAACTTCAACATCTGAAGGCCATTTCCATAATATAAATCCATTTACATCAGAATCAAGTTCAGTTAATGAACCTGAATCAATTTCAGACTGCATTAAATCAAGTTCTTTATAAATTAAAGTCATTTTTGAACTTGCAGGATCAGCTTCTTTTAAAATAACTAAAGCAGCCGGATAACCTAAATATAATTTAGGTGAATCAAATTGATTTAATATTATTTCACTTTCTGGCGTTTTAGTAGCATATAATAATATTATAAGTTTATTATTTATTAATGTAAAACTTTCAGAACTACCTTCATAAACTTGTCTGTATTTTACTTCAAATTCTTTTACACTTTCAGGAATATGACCTTCTGTAATTACACCTCTTTGACTATTTAAATCATTAACTATCGTAACATCAACGGAAATATTTCCTGCTGAATCACCATCAGATTGTAAAGAAAATGGAAGTAAATTTACATCAGGTAAAGTAGGATTCACACATTGTAATTCTACATAATAATTTTTAAAATAATTTATATAACCACCTGTTGACACTTCAATGAATGGAATATCTATTGTAATTGCAATAGCTGTTATCTCTAAAATTGTACCAGTGCCATCATAAGTATAATTAGTTCCTTCGGAATAAATATATACAGCGTCACCTACTGATAAATAACTTGTCAAATCAGAGCTTATATTTATTTTAACTCCACCAGTTCCACTTTCAGTATCGTCGACTTCTAAATCTTCACGCTTAAATAAAAATTTAACAGGTAAAAACCCTGCAAAAACTTTACTGGCAGCACTGCCTACCGGATTTGTTAATAATGTTAAAGCCATGTTAAAGCCTCCGCTGCTGCCTTGTCAGGCAACTCTTTTAATAATTCTTTTAATGTCTCATCTACTAATTTATCTAGTTCAATACCTTTTGAATTATCTTTAAATATTTCAGTCCCTTCATTTGCAATTTTTCTTCCAACTAAAAAAGCGACCTGTTTTGATTCCGTTCCTGTCAATCCTAATTTACTTCGTACCCATTCTACAATATTATTTACAGGTGGAAATTTACCTGAACCGCGACCTTTGTCAAGATAATAAATATAATCATTACCAAGTAATTCATTTCCTGAAATTTCCAAAGAGTTTTCGGCATCACCTGTATTATCAAGATTTTTAAACCTTAATACATCCCTAATTTTGTCTTTGAGATTATTTAAATGTTTATATGTTAATTCATCATAACTCATAATCAAAAGTATAAATTTTAGAATCAAAAGTTAAGATTTCAGAATCCCATCTGTATATTGGAACTGAAGAAACATCAGGCGTATATTCTAAATATTGAACCGTACTCGGTATTTTATTTTCAAGCTTCACAACAAAAGCCATTTCCTCTTGTGGTTTAAGATTACTTTCACGACAAAATAAAGGAGTGTTATAAAATTTCAAAGTACCATCATAAAATTCAACAAGAAAACACCAACCGTAAATTGACTGTTTTAATTGTGCTAAAAGATTATAGTTATCATTTGAAATGCCATATAAAAAAAAGTCCAAACTATATTCATGTGTTACATTTCCAGAATCAGATAATTTAAATTTAATGTCAAATTCAGGTCGTTGATTATTTTCAATAGTTAATATATTCCCTAATCCTGATAAATTCGTTATAGCACGGATATTTAAAGCATCATAAAATTCAAATGATATTTGCTTATTCTCATAAAGAGTTATATTTTTTATCCCTGCTTGATACATTAATAGTATAATTTATCAATTATTTTATCTGAAATATTATCAAATCCATTTAAACTTATGTGAATTGAATCATTAATATAATCTAATCCATAATCTAAATCATTTATATTTATGCTATAATACCAGTTATTATGAACATCATTATAATATTTTGCTTCTTGAATCGTATTTATTTGTTCTTGCGTTTCTAAACTTTTATTATCTGCTTGATTTGGAATTATGGAAATAACTTTCGCGTTATTTAAACTTGAATGATGATTGCGTAATGAATCAAGCATTTTTTTTTCATTAACTTGATATGCTGCTGAAAAATCAGGCGCATCACTTTCACCTTGATACCAATATACAAATTCAAGATTATAAGTAATTGAATCCGATAATCTCGAATAAGCAGTATCAAAATAATGCTGTGTTGATAAAGTGTACCAATCATCATTTGGAGGCATCCATTGAGTTGCTAATATTGTACCGCCTAGTGCTGCTTTTACTATAAAAATATATTTATACCCAAACTTTCTTAATTTCTGAAATAACTTCTCTGTTAAAAATGGTTCAATCCCATAACCTTGTGGGTATGCTGTTGATGTTGGATTCCATGTATTATCAGGAACTTTTAAAGTTTCCCATGTCCCATTATCAGCACTTGTTGACGCTGTTTTATAATATATAAAAACATCACTTCTGGCAGAATCATAAGGTGAATAAATCCCTGTTCCATATCCTACTGCATTTGATTGTCCTATTATAAATATAATTGCAACATCGGCCGTTACTCTTGGCTCGCCTTGTATTGACGCCCCATAAGCTTGTATAGGTTGTGCATTCAAACCAACATAAACAATTAACAAACTAATTATTATTAATATATTTCTCATATTAATGATCTTTTCCAGTTGCTACAATAAATGTACTTAAACAATATATTAAATCATCCCTTCCATTTGCATCAACATAACTTTTCATAATAGCCCACAATCTTAAATCACCTGCATTTGTTTCAGATGGCGTTCCATCAGTATTTATTTTCCCAACATAAATATCAATTGTTGGTAAATCCGGCAAAAATTCTGATACTGTATTACTCCCAACAAGATTTGTGCTGTCATACATCTCTTTATAAGTAGGTGAAGAGGCATGATATAACATTAATAATGCACTATCAGCAGGAGTTGTTAATGTTCCTGAAATTCTCCCTGAACTTGCAGAAGTATTTCCATAATCCAAATACATTGTAGTGCCTACTTTTACTGATCTCATCTGACTAGTTGCAGTTTCATTAACACCCCAATGTGAAGAACTGCCTCCTATTTTACCATAATAAATAAATACTCTATTATAACCATTTACTGTATTATTAGCTAAATCATATTTTGTATCCATATATTCAGTTACTCCTATCTCAAAAATAGTTTTTGTGCTATCAAGTGCAGCCCCTGCTCCTAAAGTTGCTCTAAATGCAATATCTAAATTACGTGGATCTTTTAAATTTAAGAATGAACCTTCCCTATCATTTCCTATAACTAATATCATCTGGTCTATTGAATCCCATAAATTTGATGAATTTGGCGAATTACCCAACCCTTTTAAATCTTTTACAAGTTGATCGATTGCAGCTTCATTTACTGGACTTAATACTCCACCTAATGTTTCAACACTATCTATATAAGCTTGTGCATCTGCATCAACACCTGCAACTAAATTATTAGTCACTGAACTATCAACTAAATTTACAGCATCATTACTTAATAAATCCTGAATAGGGTTAATCCCTTTTGTATAACTAATAAGTAAAGTATCTTCAGATGTAGCAGCAGTATCTATTCTCAAAGAAACTATTGTTGATGCAATAGAAACGTTTGTTATATCCCTAACATCACCGTTAAACTTATAACTAAAATCCGTTGTAACCGGAATACTTGATTCATCTAATATTTCACTATATGTTAATTTTATTGTCGTATCGTTTTCACCTGTTATTACAGATGAAACATAATAAGGAATTGTTGTATCTGATAAATATTGATATTGTATATTATAAAATACTTTACCTCTTTGTTGTGAGAAAATAGTTAAATTGCTCATATCACTTGTTGAATCGAATAAACTACCCTTTTGAATAGCAGCACCAAAGTTTAATATTTCACCTGCTCCAATAAAATTAATTGCAGCCGTTGTAACTGTTAATGCTGAATCATAATTATAAAATATTGTGTCAGGTGTGCTAACAGTATAATCATTATATTCAGTATGTAAGTAATTAAGGAATATTGTATCTGTAAAAGTTTGTTCTTTAATTATGTCTTTCCAATATGGTAAAGTTGCTACTCCACCAGTGCTATGTTCTTGAATATATGGAATTAATAAAGTATCTCTTATTTTAACGTCACCATTAAAATAAATTTCAAAAGCGTTACTTCTCGCAGCATGTGAAGTTCCATTTCCTATTGAAAAAGCTCTGTTATCTATATGCCAATTAAGATCTCCAGTAGCTTTTGTATTATAATATCCTAAAGTTATTTCACCACCATCATAAGAATATAGTCCTAATCCACCTAAAGTTCCACCAAATGATGAATATATTGTGTCATAACGACCAGAGTTCCAGAAAGAATTAAGTCCTGACGAATAATTTGAATTACCTGCTCCAAAAAAACCATAATTAACATTATTGATATAATTATCTTGGCCACCACCCCCAAAACTCCAGTCTGCATTATAATAATTACGCTGGCCCCCTCCGAATAAATTTCCGTATTTCCCATCAGGTATCGCATCCTTCCACCCACCAAGTAAAACGTTATAACTCCCACTTTCTATATGGCTTTCTCTTGAATACATTAAATTTTTTGTACTATTAGTCTTTTCAAAATTATATGTTGTTTCAGTGAATAATCCAGACGAAGATAAAATTTGTGCATCTGTATAATTCTTAGATGAATCAATTGCAAACTGAGTTGAATCACTAACCATAATTCCGACTTCACCAGAATTTAAAACCGTATCACTACGAACATTAAAGTTTTCCGTTCCGGTTACGTTTCTTTTAGTTATATCTAATTGTCCGTAAACGCAAGTAAACGAAACTAAAAGTGTTATTAATGTAATTAACTTTTTCATCATATATGTATTATTGTTCAATTAATGCTATATACCCAAAATTCCCGACACTTAATGAAGTTATGGTGAAACCATCTTCATCTTGTGCGGTAACTTCTATACCTATCCCGTTATAATCTATTATTTGTAAAGCGTAAACCGTTACAAACTGAGTGCTGAAAGCAATAACCTCGTCAGCAGTTCCAGAACAAACTTCCGCAAGTTTAGATCGACAAAGTGAAGCTGCTGTTAATGCACTAGCCACTAATGATTGTACATCATTATATAGTTCGGTGAAATTATCATTTATCTTGTCGCCTCCTGTTTTTATGCCATCACCTGAGGCATCATTTGCAGCTAATCCGATATTTATTATTTGTTGTGCCATAGTTTTAATTTTAACATGGTGGTAATGTATTTTCGTTAATATTCATTTCAAGTGCTACGCCTGAAAGGTCGGTATTATAAATATGAAATAAAGGCGTAACTCTATATATTTGATTTCCTTGCGGACGTACTTCTAAAAATAAATACAAATGAAACGCGACATAATCAGCCATTATTTCCATAGCTGCCTGAATAGCGTTTGTCTGCTCATCTGTATTATCAGGCGTGTCCTGGTTTAAGAACCACAAAACAACTTTAGTATCTTTAAGAATATTATTGTTTTTCTTAATCTCATTATTTTTCGGAAGTTCATTATCTAAAATTATTAAAGGCAATTCTTCTGGCTCTAAACTGAAACTATTTATGTTAGCTCTAAAACGCGAAGCCAGTGCATAAGTAGCATCAGGATATTTCGTTTCTATTAATGTTTTTATCTTTGCTTCTAATGCCATTTACTTACGTTTTAAGTCCATGTATGTTTCTTCGAAATTAATTCTTATTATGTTACTAAGCAATACTTTCGTGCAAAAAGTGTCATCAGTGCTTAATATTTTATCAAAATCACAGTTTAATAAATTGCTAAGTGTTTGCAGCTCATAGTAGTTAGCATACGGATTTAATTTATCAATTCCGGCTCTTTTTTTTGTAGTAATGTCCTTAGGAATCTTATTGTTCTTTTTAAAAAGTTCCGACCGTATTTGCTGCCATTGTTTAAAATCTTGAAGAAAAAAAAACCAGCCGGAAGAATTTCGTAAAATGGCTTGTCAAGATAATCATCTCTTAATTTATTAACATCATCTATATTCATTGACCTTGTTTGTGATACTGCAAGAATAAATACAAGTAATTCATAACCTGATAAATTAGATTCTTCTATTTGGTGACGCTGGCCCAACGTTTCAATAGTTTTTGAATAGTCAATATAATTTAACTCTAATCTCTTTAACTTCTTAATATCAGGAATAACACCAATAGTTTTTTCAATAGACTTAGAGGTAACAGCAAAGAAAGCATCTTCAAGTTTTATATCAGCTTGCCAAGAAATATATTTAACAATGTTAATATCTTCAATGTTTGAAAGTTCAATAAACTCCTTTGTCGTAAGTTCATCAATAGACTTGATTGTATATTTTTTACCGTTTATAGTTATAGGTATTTTCATGTTATTATATTAGTTCTGTTTTTGCTTGCCGTCAAAACCTTTTTATTTTTTTTTTTTTATACTGGCTTTATATTTTTCCTGTAAAAACGAACGCCATAACGAACAGCATCAATAATGTGATTGTTTTTATCTTCAGGAATATTCGTTGATTTATTTGTCTTTTTATCGACAACCCATTTATATGTTGAAAATTCTCTAATAGCATCTTTTGAGTGTGAATATACAAAGATAAGAAATTCTTGCATCTTATCAATACCATCTATTATTGAACCTTCACCTTTTGTTGCTCCTAAAGCTCTCAGCCCTGCTTGTTGTAATTCAAAGATTTTATCCTTACGAGCAGAATCACATATTATTAAATTATCATCAATGTTAACTTCTTTTATCTTTTTTATTAGTTTGCTGTTTAATATTTGCGGTTGATAAATATGTTGTCTTATATAAAGCCTATTATTTTCACCATCAATATTAATCTCTGTTAAAGTTGTTGGATCGTTACCTCCCCAGTCAATTACAAACAACCGAACAAGTTCAACATCTAAAGGAAGCATATTATAATTTTGCCAGTTATTAAAAATAACACCTTCAAGAACTCCTTTTTTACCTAATCCGTAAACTTGCCAGTAATTCCACCAATAACTTTTTTGCCCTCTTCGTTCTTCATCAAGTGCTTTTTTCCTTGCCTCTTTTAATTCTGTTAACTGCCCCTCAGTTAAGTTTTCAATGTTGTCATAAAAATTGCTATGTATTAAAGTGCAATCATCTCTACTTTCAAAATCTTCAGTATAAAACCAAAATTCTTCTGATGGATTCCAGTCTAAAAATATTGTTTCGGTTGTTCTTTGAATAAGTTGATGAACAATATTAAAAGGCATTTTATTAGCTTCATTGACAAATAATATATCTCTTGCAGCTCCGAGTGCTTTTCCTGGACTGTCGAAGCCAACGAACTCATGCAGTGAATTATTTATCTTATATAAATATGGCTTTTTTGTTCTTACTGAATCAGGTGAAATTCCGCTCTCAGATATTATTTTGTCAAAATCTCTTATTGCACCACCTTCAAGATGAGGTAATGAATAAGAAACCGTTGTTATTAATCGGTTTTTTTTACTCAAGTCCATTATTAACTTAAACAATTGAAGTTCACTAAATGTTTTACTTGAACGAGTACCTCCGGAGTTGGCAATAATTCTTTTGCCTGAATAATATGCTTTTAATGTATCTGAAAATACTCTTGTTGTTTTCATTGACCGTTATAATCATTATAATCTTTTTCAGATAATTCAATGATATTCTGAATTGAAAGCACAATACAATTCATTTTAAATATTTCCTTATGAATAAATTTTAATGAAGGGTATTTGTTATTATCAGTAATTAGCGTAGATGATCCAAATACCAGCTGAGGACTTAATTTTGACCGACAAGTAAATGCAATAAAAAAGTATCTTTTTTTCATAAAATAAGTGTTAAGTATTTGTGTTTGGTGAAGCTTCAGGAGTTTCTTCAGAATCAAATTTTTCTCTTAACTTATTAATAATTTGCCTTTCATCTTCAGTCATTACTATAACTTCTTGTGTAATTGTGCCTGTATTATTCTGATTTATATTATCTGCAAGCCCTAAATCTCTTGCTATAATGTTGGCATTAACAAGCTCTGCTGCTGCTAATGAGAACTTTTGCTCAGTGATTGCGTTTTTAATTAGCTTGATGATTTCAGAAAAATGTGAATCTTTTTGGTATTGACTAAGAGTTTCGTAAGTTAAACCAGCAAATAAACAAAAACCTCCAAATGTAGCAATATGAGGTTTTTTAAAATTTTCTTTAGTAACCTCACCCATATACGAATAACCTTTTTCTTGATAGTAAGGATTATCTTCGAGCCATTGTGCGAAGTCAATAAATTTCTGTAATATAGATTGTGGTGTATATTTTGCTGGTCTGCCGACTTTATTCTGTAATATATGTAAAGCTAAGTTACCCATGAAGCAAATATATAAAATATAAATGGAATAAAAAAACATCCCCTGAGTTACAAGAGGATGCTTTAAAGTAGTGATTCCAATTTCAATATGCCATTAAACAAATATACGAAAAAATATGACATATCAAAAAGGTGTATCAAAGTTTTTATTTATTTTAGATGTTACAACGTTGTAATCCATTTCGTGAGTTTCTTCATTGTATTTATAATTAAGATGTTTTTTAACATTCGCTGAATTTGTAAGTGTTTGTATGTTATCAATAGAATATCCTTTTGTTTCATCAATTCTGTCAATATGTAAAGAAGTTGAAAAAATACCTTTCTTTTTATAGTATTTAGTTTCGATAGCGAAAGTTTTAAATTCTTCAAATGATAAATCGAATTTTTTACCTCTTCTTTTTGCATTGCACCTAAGATTAAAGTAAGCTGCTTTTATAGGATTGTTTTTCCTATATTTTTTCATTTTACAAGTATTACAAATTCTACCTTGTGTTACTTGATTTTTATTACAGGTTTTACAGAGCATGATGTGCTGGGTTTTGGTATTACTTTAATCGTTAAAGTTATTATTCCGCGTTTACTGGTTTTATGTTCTGGTTCAAGAGAAAAATAACCATCAGGAGGTTTAATTGTTATTGAACCGTCAGTATCTTTTTTCACACGAAAAAACAAATAGTAAAGTTTGAATAATTGTTTGTATATATGTAATAGGTTTTTCATAATTAAAAAAATGGTGCAAAGGCCCTAGATTGAGCCTTTGCATTATTTGCCACGAAAAACATATTAAATACTAATAAAAGTATTAACGTGTAGATTTTATGGAAAAGTTTAGTTTTCATAGTTAGAAGGGTAACTTATCAAGTGAATCAGAAACTGGTGCTTTGTCAGCTTCGGTTTTTGATTTTTCACCGAAGTTGCGGAAATTACCTAAAATCGGGAGTTTAAATAATTCTTCTTTTTTAGCATCATCAGCAGCTTTCCATATTTCTGGATCAGATTTTTGAGAAATAAATCCGTCTTGATCATGCTTATCAGGTTTGTCATGAATGACAACTCTTATAGGCATATAAACAGCCGATTCTTTTACTGTGAAATGGTTAAGCTCTAAAGGAATAAAAATACCTTTTACTGGTTGATCGTCTTTTCCTTTACCTTCGACAATAGTCGATTTTAATTTTGACAGTGTTATACTGCCATCATAAATTGTACTCATAATTATTTAGATTTATTTAATTTATAATATCAAACCATTTTTTTGCAATCTCAAAAGCAAATACTCTTAATTTAGATTTTTCAGAATTATCATCAGGAAATTCAGTTTCATTATTCCAAAAATTGTTTTCCCATTCTTCTAATGTTCTTGTAAAGCATCCCATTTTTATATACTTAATATCGTTTTCATCAATAATAGCAATAACAATATATCTATATAACCCTGAAAATACTCTAATTTTTTTTATAATGATTTCATCACCTTTTGAATCTTTTAATTTTGCGCCTCTCAAGTTTGCGCCTCTCAAGTATGCGCCTCTCAAGTTTGCGCCTGTCAAGTTTGCGCCTCTCAAGTATGCGTCTGTCAAGTTTGCGCCTCTCAAGTTTGCGCCTGTCAAGTTTGCGCCTGTCAAGTTTGCGCCTCTCAAGTTTGCGTCTCTCAAGTATGCGTCTGTCAAGTTTGCGCCTCTCAAGTATGCGTCTGTCAAGTTTGCGCCTCTCAAGTTTGCGTCTGTCAAGTTTGCGCCTGTTTTAACTGCTTCTAATAAAGTTTTTTTGATGGAATTATTATCTGATTCATATTCAAATAATAAATTTTCTAATCTAGTTTTTATTCTAATTTTAGTTTTCATAATATTTATTTATAAAGTTTAAAATTTTCACAAAGTTTAGTAAATGCAGGATTCTTTTTCTGCATTTCCATTACATAATAATAATCATCAAGAGATATTTCAAGTAGCTTTAAAAAGTCATGAAGTTCTTCAATTAACTTAGCAGCCTTAATAAATTTTCCTGTAAGATTATCAAGCATCTGCATTTCTTTAATAATAATATGACCATCTTTTAATTCTGAATCAGTAATTATTAATCTTATTCGTGGATTATCAGTCATGGTAATATTCTTTTACATAATTTAAAATATGTTCTTGAAATTCCTGTAAATTATAAATAACAAAATATTTATAACCAAAGCTTGAAATTAATAACGACCAATTCTTTTGTGGAATAGACAATTTTCCTTTTTCTGATTTAAACTCAAAAAAAACAGGTATTCCGTAAGGATTTAAAAAACAGTTATCAGCAACCCCTGCAATTCTACCAATAGCTTTGTGCTTCATTCCTGACTGAGCAGAGAAACTATTGTTATGTATTTCAAAATAAAGTCCACGCAACTCAGGAAAATGGTTATGAAACCAGATAAAAGCCTCTTGTTGTAATCTGTTTTCAGTCATTACACATCAGTTTTATAAATTTTCCTAACAACATCAAAATATTTTGCAGTAAATTCAAGAGCAAAATTTATTATTACTTCTTTAGTTTTTCCATGAATTAATACTTTATTTTCTTCACGTATAAGTTTTGATTTTATTTCTTCAATATTGGCTTGTGCCTCCTTTGAAAACTTCGGTAAATTTTTTAACATGGTTGTTGTTTTAATGTTATTATTACTTCTTAATATGGTTAACTACTTTATCAATTAATAAACTTACATCTGCATACATCTTAGAATTTTTAGCAGATTTAAAAGAATATTTAGTTTTCAATGCTTCAAGGTCTGCAATTAAATCATTTACTTTTGCAGCATCATCTTTATTTAGTTCAGTCTGTAATCTTGCAGCTTCATCTTCTTTAGCTTTTAATTCAGCATCTTCTTTGGCTTTTAATTCAGCTTCCAGTTTTTCACGCCTTGCCTTTTCTTCACGTTCAATCTTTTCTTTAGCGTCACGCTCTGTTTTTAATTTAGCCTCATATTCAGCACGTTCTTTGCGTTGTTTTTCTTCTCTTATTTTGCGTTCGGCTTCTTCTTTGGCTTTCCTTACTTGTTCAGCTTTTTCTCTTTTATCAACTTCTATTTTTGCTAAACGTTCACGTTCTTCTGCCTCTTTTTTTAACTGTTCATTTTCGGCTGCAATCCTTTTTCTTTCTTCGACTTCGGCTTTTTCTTTTGCAATACGTTCTTCTTCGGCTTTTTTTTCTGCTGCAATTAAATCTTCTTGCTCTTTTTTCTTCATAGCAAGTAAAGCCTCAAATTCATCATCCGCAAGTTTAGATAAATTTCTTTCGTGTGCATCTTCAACATAAGGTAAAAGCTTTTTAACCCTATCAGTTTGTAGTTTTTCAATCCTCTTTTGTTCCAGTATTTCAAAATAATTTTCTCTTTCTTTTAAGTTATCTTCTTTTTCTTTTACGGCCCAAACAAGGATGTTATGAATACCCATAATAGCCCTGTCTTCTAATTTGAGGTATTCTTTAGCTTTATCCTTTGCATTTCCTGTATCTATTCTAACCTTACCAATATCAAGCCTTAATCTTTTATATTCTTTGGTTAAATCAATAGTAATATCATCTAAAGGTATT